TATAAATTACTCTACCATCTGATAAAGGACCATGACCATTATAATCTTTATTTAAAATTACATAATAATATCTATCTCTATAAAATCCTGTTCTGTTCCATTTTCCTAAATATTGATAATAAAGTCCCGTTAATGATGAGTAGTATATTCTTGAATAATTATCTTTACTATTATATCCTCCTCCTTTTCTTATAGTAGGCCCTATATTTTCACATCCATCACAATTTTTAGCTTTTGACCAATCATAATTTCCATTATAAAATGCATTTTTAGGATCACTTAGTACTTGTTTCCATATTTTTTGGTCATTAGAATTAAGTCCTGATTCCTCTCGTATTTTTCCATTGACACTTCCATATCGTCTTTGATCACCATAACCTAATGTTTTATACATTTGAGTACCATAATCACTATAAAATGGTTCTATATAAGCAGGCAAAGTATCTACAGAAACAGAAGTATCAAAAGGTATATTTACATATTTAGTAGGTGTACCTTCAGGAGTTTTATAATCAAACCTCATATATCCCTTCATATCAAATATACCATCTTCTTCTCCAAGAAGTTGTTGTTGAAGAATATTAGAATTAAGACCTAAAGTTGAATCAGTTATATCAAAATCAGGATTATCTTTTCTAAAATAGGCTTCTATAGTATCACCAGGACTAAATCCTCGAGATGTGTGTCTAGTACCATTAAGTACCCAGTATCTTACATAACATGCATCTCTATAATCATGAGTTGCTGAATAATTTTCTGGTTTAACTTGATTTGGATCATTAGGATCATCATATCCTTCTAAACAAGTTATTTCTGCTCTATAATAATCTAATATATCAGATAATGATATATCTATTTCTCTATCGGGACCAGGAGGTTTATTAAGATCACTATCATCATTTATATCTGCTCCCGTAGGTATATAATTTAAATCATTTACATGTAATAATTCTGTTATATCTAGATCTTTATCTCCTAAAAGTTCTTGTTTATCAACATCATAAAACATATTAGTAAACCCTGCTGCTTTTTTAGCTACTTTAAATGCATCATAACTTTTAAATTCTCTTTTCATTCCTTCATTCATAACCCACATAGGAAGACCTTGAGGAACTCCTTCTACTATTTCTGTATTTGCTCCATGTGTACGTAAAAAAGTGCCATTTGGGTAAAATAAATGTTCTTTAGGTTCTGGATTTTCTTTTAAATTAAATTCTTCGTCTTTTTTTTCTAATAATTCTAATAATCTTTCTAATTTTATCTCTAAAGGATCACTATAATTATTTACGTATTCTTGACTTTGTTCAATAAGAGAATGATGTGATTTTTCTCCTTTTTTTGGAATATTATAAAATAAATCTTTATAAACTTCAAAAAATTTAGGAATTGTATAATTAGGATTAGATTTTATAAGTTCAGAAAAAGAAGTATTCATAAAATCTGAGGATTTTTTGTTATTATAAACTTTTTTTTCTAAATTAATTATAGCTTTTTTATTTTTAATTTTTGATTTTTGAAGGGCCCTTTTTATTTTAGATAATTTATCATTTTTTAATAATGTTTTAGAAAATAATTTAGGTGAATTATCTTTAAATTTAGATTTTTGAATATTTTGAAATTTTTTTTTCATTATCTAACTACTTTAAAATGATAATCATTATCATATATAGTAGTACCATCATTATTTTTATGTTTAAATAAAATACGATAATATCTTTCTGGTTGTAAACCATTCATATATAATTTAAAATACATCCCTTTATCATCAGCACTCATTTTTGTAAAATCATCATCAAAAGGAATAACTTCTTCTTCAGTGTAAGCATCTCTTACACTATAAAAAGATGATGTTGTAAAATATCCTACGTTTAAATAATTTGATGTTGTTGAGAATGTTCTATTTGGATATTTATCTCTAACATGAATTCTAAGAAGAGCTTCATCATTTTGATTAAATTCTTGTTTATTTTTATATAAAGTTACATTTAAACTTCCACTTTTTTTAGATGTAGATTGTTTAGTATGTACACTATCATCCCATTTAAAACATAATTTTGGGGGATAAATTGTATGAGTGTCAACTGAAAAATATTGCATTTCACCAAAACTACTTGATGTATTTTCTTCTACTGAATCTGGATGTTTTATAATAAATCCATTATTATCTACACCTGTTGGGTAAGTATCTCCTGCAAATAAACTTGCTGAATGTTTTTGAACTAAACAAGTTACATCTAAATCTATATCTAAACTTGCATTATTTAAAAATTGCTGAGTTGCAGTAAAACAACTACCAGTATACCATTCTCCCCCTCCTTTTTCTAATCCACTTCCTGTTCCAACAGATCCTGTTGATCCAGGTGCAAAACTTGCTGTTCTCCATTGTGTTTGAGTTGTATTATTATCTCTATAAATCCAAGTTGCTCCATTTGAACTTGTAGGTAAATTTGAATATCTACCTGATCCTTCATGCCATGATTGAGAAACAAGAAAAGTTTGTATATTAAGTATAGATGTTATATTTTTTTGTTCTGTTGCAAATAGTTGAAGTTTTGTTTTTGTTACTCCATCATTAAATTTGGAAGAACCAATTATATCTGAAATTACTGATTTAATTTCTTCATTTTTAAACTTAATAAGAATTCTTGAAGGATAATGTAATTGATTAGTACTTCCTCTTTCTTGTACAAGTTCTAAAATTTCATCTCCCCCTGTATTCATTGAAGTTCTATCAGGGTGACTATATAATGTTGTGTCTATTTCTGGAAATATTGAGTAGTATGCCATTTTTAATAAATTATTACTCGACCTTTAATGTCCGAGTTTGGATATTTTAATTCGAAAATACTTGGATCTAATGAAGGGTATATTACTCCTTTTTTAGTAGCTCCAACAAAATCATATTTATATTGTGAATAACCAAATGATACTCCATTTTTGTTTTTAAGAGTTACTTTTTCTACTGTTTGTACTCCTTTTACTCCTCCTATTAAATTTTCTATTTCAGATATAATAATAGGTTGATTTACTTGCCATTTATCTATATCAAAATGATCTTTTAATTCATTAATACAATTTAAAATTACTTCATTATTATTATAACTTTTAAAAGCTGTTATTTCAAAATCTAAAGAAAAATTAATTACAAATGCATTTTTTATATTAATAGCATCTGTTAGCATTCTAAATTGTTCTAAATAAGTTGCTAAATTAGTTTTTGTTGCTGTATTTAATGTTGTTAATTTTTTATTAGAATCATATCCTAAAGTATATAAATTTAAAGCTAATGGATTAGGAATACGATTAGGTTCAGTTGTTAAAGGAGATATTTGATCATCTTGTGTTATATAAGCTTTAGATATTCTCCCTAATTGTGAAGGCATAGATAAAGTTCTAATTAAATAATCTTCTTTTGTTACTGTTCTTTGTTGTGCTGCAAAATTAGCCATTGCATTTTGTCTTATTTCTTCTATAGTTTCTCCTGCTCCTCCTCCTCTTGCAGCTTCTGTATTATTAACTGCTACTGAACTATTTACAAAATTAAGCATTCCTGTATTTAAATTAACTCTATTTGATGATTTTATAGTTTCTATTTCTGTTATAGTATTTGCATTAACATTAGCTTCTAATCCTCCTCCTACAATATAAGTAATTGTTAATGTTGTATTTGCTGGTGTTTCTCCATAAGCTTTAGTATACAAAAAGTTTGAAGGATCATATGCTACATCTAATTTACTTCTTCCATCATTAATTCCTAATCCTATATTATTTGGATCTGGTACTATACATGAATCTGAATTAACAGTTGATCCTGGTCCAAATTGAATTTCTAATGTATTATCTAATTTAAAACGAGTTACAAATCTTTTAGGTACTTTTTTTATTTTTAATAAGTAAGGTGTTTGTTGATTATATGCATGTAAATCAGGATCATTAGCTGCATTATTTTTTAATTGTTCAAATGTAGTATCTTGAGCTAAATAAGGTACTTCTGTCCAATCATTTCCATCTGAATCTACTATTGTTTCAATTGATATTATATTTTTATCAAATAAAGTTAGTGTTTTAAATTGTTCAACATCATTAATAACAAACGTTTGTGTTTTTTTAGTTCCTGATACTGATTTTATATTCTTTTTTAATAAATAATATTCTGGATTACTAGATGTATCATATTGATATATATTAACTATTGTAGGATCAAAAGAAGAAGAAAAACCAAATCTTACATCATCTGTTGTATAAAAAGTAGCCCCTTCAGTTGAATTAAAAGTAGATCCTGCTTCTATATCTAAAGTATAACTGTAATCTGGTAAATATTCTCCTCCTATGTTTATAGAAGGAACTAATTGAAACATTTCTAAATTAACAGAAGCAGCTGATGTTACTTTAGGTTTATACCCTAAAGCATAAGCTAAATTATATAAATTTTCCTTTTCTTGTGCTAATAATAAAAAACATTCTCTTAATTGTGTGTCAGTATAAAAAGATAATACATCTCCTACATAAGCTGCCATTTCTAAGAACATCATTCCTGGATTACCTTCACTAAAATCATTGAAATTATTAGGAAAATATATTTCCGCAAATTCCATTAATTTATCTTTATAAGAATTATAATCTTTACTTAAATATTTTACATCCTTAGTTTGTGTTTTATTTGATATTTTATTATAAGCCATTATTGATTAAAATTAAGTTGTATTGCATCTGTAGTATTATCTGAATTAATACTATATATTATTTTTATAAATAATAAATGTTCATCATCTAAAAAATCAACTATTGTGTCCATTAATGATATTTCAGGTATATAAATATTTATTTGTTCATTTATTAATGTGTTTAAAGAATCTATATCTACATTTTGTTCAAAAAGATAATGTTTTAATCCTACTCCAAAATTTGGTTCATTTATTCTTTCACCTGGTTGAGTTAATAAAAGATTTATTAAATTAGCTTTTACTTGTTCTTTTAAAGTTTGAGTTCCTTTAAACATATTAACCTCATCTAAAGGAAAAGCAACCCCAATACTAACATTTTTGTTAATATCTAATGGACTTATTCTTCTTGTAGAATTTACTATTGGCATTTATTATCTTTCTTTTTTCTTATTTATTGCTTTCATTAAATCACTATAGTCTCTAGTTACTACATTTGCTACTGATTCAGGCATACCTGTTGTATCCATAGACATTGGAGCTCCTGATGCAAATGGTTGTGCCATACTTACTGGTGAATTTCCTGAATCTAAATTTGTGTCTCCTTGTGCTGTTTCATTTAATAAATCATTTAAATTATTATTAGATGTAAAATTATGATTTTTTATTGGTTTATTAGGTATAGGATTTGATCCCATAATTTTTTCTCTTAATACATTTTTTGATGTTTTAGGTATTGAATTATTAGGTACTTCTACTATTCTTTCCTTATGTTCTACAATAGTTGGTTTTAATTCATCACGTAAATCTTCTTTAAGTGTTTTAATTTCTCTACGCAACGCATAATCGATTTCTTCTCTAACTACTTTTCTGATTAGATTTTCGAATGTTTTTGCTTTCATGTTTGTTTATGTTTGTTAATAAATATAAAAATTTTTAAGGTAATGGTACAGTTTTTACTTCATAACTTGTTTGAAGATCATCTTCTGTTCTTATTAGCCTTTCTATTATTTTTGTTTTTCCATTTTCTTTAAGATCTTCTAAAAGATCATTATATAAAGTTGTCATTTTATCTCTTATATTTTTTGTATTTGTATCTGTTAAAGTTCCTGCTGCTGCTTTATCTATTGCTGCTTGTATTTGTTCATCTAATAAATTTGGATTTATAGTGCCTGCTCCACTTCCATCTCCACTTCCATTATTACTTATAGGAGATTGATCTGCTACATTACATTTTTTAATATAATTTCTAAATAAAAATATAATAAAATCTTTTAATTTTTGTATTACTGCTATTAAACTTTTAATGGCCATCATAACAATTTCCATAATACTAAATAATTTTTCTATTGCTTTTAATACTAAAGGTAAAGCTGCTACTATTGTTAAGGCTAATTTTGCATATTCTTTTACTTTTCCTAAAATTAATCTTTTTTTCTCCCCCATAAAATCAATTAATTTTCCACTAGCTGCAAGACCTGAAGATATTGCTAGTGCTACTTCACATGCTATTACTACTATTAATAAAGCTGGTACTAAAACATCTTTTATTATTTCTAATATTTTTTCTATTTTAGGTATTATTTTATCCCTTATTTTTTTTAGTTTTTTATCTATATTTTTTACTTTTGCTAATCCTTTTTCTGGAATTTTTTTAAGATTATCTAAAAGTTTAATAAGTTTATCATATATTTTTGTCATTTTATCTTGAGCTTTTCTTTCACAAGAACTAGATATAAGTTTTTCTTTAAGTTCATCTTTACTAGGTAATTTTTCTTTTACTTTTTGAACTTGTTTTGTACCTTGTTTTCTTAAATCTTTTTTAGCTGTATAAAGTTGTTTATCTATTTGACTATTTATTAGATTTCTTATTGTTGTTGCTGACATTTTATGCTATTTTTGTTATTTCACTTTTAAAACTTATAATATTATCTTTTAAATCTTGTATTTGTTGTTTTCTTAAAGACAACATACCTTGATTTGCAGGATTAGGTCCTGTTGGGGCTCCTGGAGCTGTTGTTATATATGCTACTTTTGTTACTAAATCATCTATTAATCCTTCAAGTGTTTCTAATAAATCCATTTGCCATCTATCTAAATGATCTCCTAATACTGCGGGTTCTGTGGGTAATAAATCTTCTCCATATTCTCTTTTTAGCCCTAAATAAATATTAGGAGAATTTATTACAACTTTACTTGCTTTATCCCCATCTTTTTTATCACTAGTATCAAAATGAATACTACCTACTGTGCTAAATCCTATAGCTTCTTTTGAAAATAATAAAATAGAATCATCTTTAGCATTAAATAATAATCTGTCTGAGTTTATTATTACTTGCTTTCCTTGATATATTTCTGGAGCGTCTGGTTTATAACTCATTTTATATTTGTTTTTTAGCGTAATCTATTAAAGTTTGTTGTTGACCTTCGTTAACATATGCATATGTTTCAGATTTATATATTACATTCATGTCTTCATCTTTAACTTCAACAGATATTAATCGTGAATCACTTACATTATAAGTGTCATTTTTATATTGTTTTTCTATAGTTATATAAAATCCATTACCATTTTCTACTTGATCAGCATTAGGATGTTTAGATATAGGAGGTTCTGCATTTTCAGATACTTCATTTAAGTATTCAGGATATGCTCTTTTTATATCATTTTGATATCCTGCAGCAGAAACAGGTCCCCCATATCTTTCATGTAAAGTAGAGTTATTAGAAGCTAAGGATGTTTTTTTTCTATTATTACCACTTTTATAAGATATATGAATCCAAGAACCATTTACTCCTTTACCTAATTCAGGAAATTCCCAAATCATCTGATCAAAATCAATTCCTTCATCAATAACCCAATTAAATAATTCATGTGATTCAAAATTATTAATACTTACTAAATCAGAAGCATATCCAAATGTATGTTGACTATCTTCTGCTCCTCCTATATATTCATTTAATGTTTTACTTCTATAAACTGAAGTTATAACTATATCAGGATATCTGTCTTTTATAGGATTAACACATTTATACATAAGATTATTTATATTTGTTATAATTTTATCTTTTTCATATTCAGGGTTATCTCCTAAATAATCATCTCCAGGGACATTACCTCCAATTTTTTCAGCTTCTTCAGGTCCACAATATTTATTATCATTTTTATCAAGAGTTCTTGAATAAATGCATTGTTGTAATGTAAAATATTTTGCCATAATTAATTATTAAATTCTTTCTCCTCCAAATTCATAATCTTCTATTGAATCATCTATTGTTTCTTTTATTCCTGATAATCTATTATCAGACATACCTCCTCCTCCTATATCATTATAAACATATTCTTCTAAAGAACCAGGTTTAGATCCTGGATCATCTTCTACTTCATAATATCCTAAATTAGTTCTTATTATATTAAATCCTTTATAAGTTTCTACTATGTTAGTTGGGGGTGGAGAAGGAGTATAAGAACCCCCCATTGGTTTATTTAATTCTTCAGCAGTTAAATTATATTCATTTATAGATTTTATTGATATTTCATCTAATTCTACTTCTGTGTCTTTATCTATTTCATTGTTTTCTGAAGGGGCTACATCATAATATGCTACTTCTTCAGGTACTACTGTTTCTTCGAGATTTTCTTCTTCAATTACAGGTGGTGGAGAATTTAATATTGGTTCTTCTTCATCAGATATTTCTTGTTCTTCTATTTCAGGTTCACTTATAATATTTAAAGGAGGATCTGTTAGTAAAGTATTTATATTTTCTGGTTGTACTAAATTTGCACCAAAAGATTTTTGATAAATAGAAGCAGGTATAAAACTTTTTAATCGTTGGTTAGAAGTTAAATATATACTAGAAGCATCATCATCTATATCTTCTATAGAGTGAACCCATCCTTTACCATCTGTATCTTCTAATTGACCATTTCTAATAATTAAAATAGGGTCTCCTGTTTTTCCTTCTTCACTACTCCATCTATTTTTGTTTTCTTCTAATATATCTTCACTTATATTAGTAGATCCAAAACGAATTGAATTACCAAATCTACCTTCTATTATTGTATCTCCTTCATAAGGTAAAAGAGGTTTTATTTGGATTTGTTCTTTAAAATAATTTCCTAAATTTATATCTGTTCCTTCATCTTCTACTTGTCTTACTGCTAATCCATTTTCTGTTTGTTTATAATCTTGTTTAGTTGAATCATCTGATAATCCTTGTATAGTAGGAAGAGCATTATGATGAGGATGATTCCATATATTTAAAATAGGAAAATAATAATTTGTAAATCCTCCCGTATTATATATATTTTTATCATAAGAAGACATTATTAAAACTATTTCATTTATTAAAGGATAATTTTTTAAAAATGAAAAAACAGGCCTAGCTGTATTATTTATATTTGTCCATAGATTTTCTAAAGGTATATTATCATCTAATTTAGTAAAAAAAATAGTACCTATAGCATCATATCCCCCAAATTTAATAGCTTGAGGATGTTCTATATTTAGAATAATATCTTTAACTCTTACAGCAACTTGTGACATTTTATTATTCTTTTGGAGGTTCTATTTGTTTTGGTTCATCAACTGTTTTAGCTATTTCTTCAGCTACATCCATTAATTGATCCATTTCTTCAGCTGTTAATAAACCACCATCACCTGTTGAAGCAGCACCTGTAGATAAACGTTGTACAATAGCAGCCATCTTAATTAATTGGTCGTCGTTTTTAACGCTGATTTCCATGTATTCTTTAATTAAAGGGACTACAACTGTAGCATCACCTAAAGATTGGACTAATGGTTTTAATTCAGCTATTAAAGATGCAAGTTGTTTTGCTTTTTTCTTTTGATTACCGTGAATTTCTTTTAATAAATCTCCAAAGGATTTATCGTCAAAAAGTATTTGATTTAATGAATCCATATTATTTTATTATAAATATGAAATTTTTAGACTTTTACATACCCTGTTTCAATAAATTCAGAGTAAAGTTCTTTATATAAAACTTTTAATTTTTTAGTTACTTTAGTAATAACAGGAGTATCTACTTCTGTTATTTCTCTAATATAAATGTATAGAGCTTTTTTATTAAATATTTCTAAATTTTCTCTACGTTTAAAGAGTATATTTATAGCATCACATACTTTTCTATCTTTTTCTTTTTTAAACATAATAAACATATTTTTATCAATATATTCTGTAAGATAATCTATAAAATCTTTTATTTCTTGTTTACGCCCATCTCTTCCTAATTGACGTAAAACACCATCATCTTCATCCGCTGCTAAAACATCCACTTTTTGTTTTTTCTTTTGATAATTGTTATTATTATATAATATAAGATAATTTTTACCTACAATTGAAAAATAACTAAATGCTTTAGTACCTTTTTCTGGTTTAAAATAATCTAATTTTTCTAAGAGAAAACAAATTACTTCATGTTTTAAATCTTCTAAATCATCTACTTCTGTATAGTAGAATTTAAATGTGTGAATTAAATTTTCAGCTAATTTGTAGAAGGGATAGTGTATTCTTCGAGCAAATATATTGTCTCTTTCATCTTGGTTTGATGATGCTAAATATTCTTTTATAGCTGCGTCTGTGTCTGGTGTAAAATATTGTTTTTTTGTTCTTTTTCTTCCTCTTTTTTTAGGCCCGGGTTCAAGAGAACCAGTGATTACTGGTTCTGGGGGAGGACTAGGGGCATACTTAAGTTTGTTTGACATGTGGTTTTTACTAATTTTTATTTAAGGGTAAACTCGTTTAGAGCATCCTGAATTTTTTGTACTTCTTTAAAAAACCATCCAATTTCATCATCTGAATAAAATATACCTTTATCGTCTATTTGTTTTAATCTTTGATCACAAGATTGAATTGCTTCACTTTGTTTTGTAATAAAATCTTCTAATGCTTCATTTTTTTGCAATAAATTTCTAATAACAAAAAAAGAAACCGTAATTACTAATGTTAATAATATTGATAATAATATTTCCATAATTAGTCTTTAAAAAATGAATCTATAACATCCATTGTAGCTTTTTTTAGATTCGGGTTATTTTCTGTGTTTACTTTTTTAGCTGCTCTAAGTGTTTTATCACCTTTACTTGCGTTAGCTGGCTTTGATTTAGGAACGCTATTAGATGCATTATTCCATAATTCAAATTCTATTTGAGCAGCCATATGATCTGCTTGATGCATTAGTAAAGGTAAGTGTGTTCTTAATCTTGTTTCTTTTTGACCAGACATAAAGTAAAACTTATTTGACTCATCATATAAACCATCATGAATCTTAATTGTAATAAACTCGTTTTGAGTAACTTTACAACCAATTTCCTGTAATATGAATAATGAACGTTCAGGGACTTTCATTGCTGGAATGTCAGTATTAAATTTATAAACCATACCTAATTTATCAACATGCCATTGTGAATCGTTTGGTTGGTAGTATTCGCCTTCTTGTTGACCCATCTTGCCTAAATCATGGAATAATGCGGCGAAATGCATTTCTTCAACAGTATATGTGGATATATCACCTCCCATTGCTTTCCACGTTTTATATAATTGATTTGCACAATCATATACACGTAAAACATGATCAGTATAACCACCTGCAAATGCTGAATGGTGCCAATTCTTACTTGAAGCCGGCATCATCATTAATCTTTCTTTATATTTGTCTAGGAATGGAATTAAGATATCTGTTCTTTCTTTTGAAAAACAGGTTGTTATTGTGTTTATATAACGGTCCCAGTTTGACTGGATTTTTTCTGCTGATAACATATTAAAGTGTTCTTGTATTTGCTGCTCCTCTAGCTCCTAAACCACTTGTTCCTGATATAGTTATCATATTTTGTAATTCATCATAACGATCTTTTAATTCTCCTTCTTCCATAAAACGAAGAGCTCCTGTTTGATCACCTCTTTTAATTAAATTTCTTAATTTTGCTAAAGATTCATCTAATCTTTCTAATGCTGTTTGTGCTTGTCCTTCAAATGCCATATTTATTGTTTTTTATTTTGTTTAATTGTAGTACCCTTATTTGGCCTATCCAAATCTTTTTTACGAGGTTTTTTTCTTTTTATTTTTTCTACAGTAGGATAATATTCCTCTGTCCATTTTTCAATGTTTCTAATTTTCATTTATATATTTTTCATATTGTAAATTACACCAAATCATATTTTCTTTTATTAATTTTTTTTGGTTTTGTGATATATTAAGGAAATCTGTTGTTTCTATTAAAGTTCCAATAGCAATTATACGCTTAAGGTCTTTTTTTGTTCCTTTTTTATGTGTTAATTTTTTAAGTAATTCAATACTTTTAAGATATTCATCTCTTTTTAACTCAGCCGCTGATTCTTGTTTTTGTAATTCGTGTTCTTTATCATTATCATCAAAGAACGACATTATATTAGTACCGGAGCGGTGAATATTTTTTAATTCATCCGCCTTCTCCATTCGCTTCAGTGTTTCTTCTATATTTTTCGGATTGTACTGTGTCATGTGTTCGGTGTTGCGGTCCGCCGTTTCGACCTAAAAACCCCTACAGTAGTAGGATAGTACTAATATTTTAGGAAACCAAATTTTTAACCAAAGATTTTATTAAAATGTAATTTCATAGCTCCTTGTGAAGCAGCTACTGTTGCTTTACCTAAAATATCATCGTAACTATCAAATTTATTTTTATCTATATGCCAAAATCTTATAAAACCATCAAGACTCATATCAGCTAAATGTCCTCCCCAACCTGGTTTTCTTGCTAATTTATCCCCAATAAATTTATAAGCTAATTTTTTAGCTCCTTCTTCGGATGATTGAAATCCACCTAATTTATCTTCAATATATTCTATATTTTTTTTTATATCTTGAAAAATAGGCCAAATATTAGCTATTTGTTCTAAATCTACTTGTTGTAATGTATGTACTTTTTCAAATGCTTCTTTTAAATCACTACCATACCATGATAATGCATTTTTTTGTTTTTGATCTTCTACATTACCCTCAAAAGTAGCAGCTAATCCAGCTACCCCAAAAGCAATATTTAATATTTTTAAATTATCTCTAAATTTACCAAATCTACCTACATCTATAACACCATTAGGTCTTCCATAAGCTTTTACTTCAACACCATCCATACCTTCTCCATTAAACCATAAGTCAGGAGCATCATCACCTCTACCTTCTTCTAATTTACCTGCTGTTGATGATTGTGAATGATTAAATAACCAATATAAAGATAATTCTCCCTTTCCTACTCCTAATGTTTCTGTTTTATCTCCAGTTTTTTTCTTAGGTTTAACAGCCCATAATTTTTTATATATTTCTAAATCATTTGATTTAACTTGTATATCAAATGTATTTTTTGAAAAATTATATGTATTTTTTGATTTTGGAATTTCACCACCAAATACAGTTTTAATTAACTCATCATATTCAGTTGTTTGTCCTAATACTTCTTCTTCTTCTTCTTCTTCTTTTTCTTCAGGGGAGGGAAAAGATTTTTTTGTAGTAGGTTCTGTTTCTATTTCCTCCTCACCATCAATTCCAGGTTCTAATCCTGTTATACCTGGTTTACCATCTTTATTAGCATATGATACTTTATCTAAAATATCATCAGTAGGTAAATCTAATTGTTCTAATATTTCTTTTAAAAGCGAAATATCAGAGGGGTTATCCATATCCGGATAACCCTTATCTGATCTATATGACCATTCCAATAATAACTCGTTGAGAGTCATTTAATTAATTACTTAATAAGGTTAGCTAACTTTTGCATTCTCTTCACTTCTTGAAGAGATTTTGAATCTCCAAATCCTGTGTGACCACTTGTTTTAGAGAAATTTTTATATCCTGCAGCACCTAATGCTCCTGATTTAGTTGTAGTAGCTTTTTTATCATTTAAACCATTCCATTCTTCTAATTCAGCATCTGGAGCTGCTGGTTCAACATCTGTTTCAGGGTCCATTTCATCAGCTTTTTCATCACCTTCAAAATAATCTTTTAACATGTCGTAGATAGTTTTTAAAGTAGTTTCTGGATCTTCTCCCATAGGATCATCTAAGTCATCCCCCATAGCATCAACGTCAACATCTGGATTAACGTCTACAGCTACATCTTCTTGTTCTTTTAAATAACGGCCATATTCTTCAGCTATCATTCCTTTTAATTCTTTTAAGTTCATTTTTTTACTTTTTAGAGTTATTATTGGTTTTTTTCTTTTTATTTTTATAATAAGGTTTTCTTCCTCGTCTTTTTTTTCCTTTAGCTGCATCTACAACATCTTTTGCTTGTGCAACAGTGTTTTTAGCTGCTTTTTTAACATCTGCTAGTT